CCTTGTGGGATAGATATCGTCTTGCAACCGATCATCTCAAAGGCATTCGCAAGGTCAACGAAGGCAACAACGTTACATGGCAAGAACAAATGGAAGACAAGCCTGCGCAACTCGCATTCCTAAAGAAAAATAACATCGATCCTGACAACATTCGTGCAGTGCGTAACTTCTATGAGAGGATTAGGCAGGACGCAGCCCGTGTAATCTTGACACAGATCAGGGCAGTTGAGTCTGAGTTCTCTCAGCGACTCGGTAAACCCATTACGTTAAAGGACCTAGACCCATACAAAATGGGTCTACAGGGACAACCTGTAGACCCGACAGTGCCGGCTGTGGACTTACCGCAATAGTGTGTGACTCACACAGCTAGTGCATTCACAATTGCTTTGAACAGCTTGTCTTTGCGTTGTTGATCTAAAGGCAAATCACCGAACGGCATACAACAGGGATGGGTCTTCAAGTTCTCATTCTTTGCTGGACCCCATTTCCATCCCTCTTCGTACTTATTTTTGAGCCACGACTCATGACTAGCGCTTGGTGGTGCTTCGGGATTTGCTCGATTGAACACAACTCCTTTGACGGCACTAATCTGTTGCCAATCAGGTGCCTCTGTCCACTCTGCCTGTGTGAAGTCGCCTATGGTTTCGCAATAGGTCTTATTTGCGTTGTGACAGATCGCCGCAACCTGTGTATCGGTAAGCTTCATGACATATGCTCCATTATCCTTGTTGTCGCTCTCCAGACCGTATAACTTCTTCCCCCGCGTCGGCCCATCGCGGGTATCTTGAACTTCTGTGCCTTATCATCAGCAGCCAAAAACGTTAGCTCTGCCTCTATCATAGACGCTGTTGCGTAAGCGTCGAATTTGGCCGTGATGTCTGACCATTTGTAACCAAGTAGGCCACCTTCGATCAGATAGTCCACTAAAGCACTTTGCCAATCTCGTGTCATAGCTTCACCACCTTCATCTCACTCCATCTGTGCAGCCCTTTTGAATGCTCCACAAACTTATTATCTTCCTTTGACCACAGTGTTGGATAACTCATCTTTAACTCCGCAGGCACTCCTAACGGTTCTGGCTTCCTCCTGTTGTATACGTCTTGAATAAAGATATTTGACTCGGCATACTTCTTCATGATCTTCAAACAAGTCTTGGCTTTTGCAGGAGTCGATATCGCAACCAAGTTATCATGCACATCAATTCCGATCCTTGCCTGCTCAGGTATGGGCCAATCGTCATCTTCTTCGCATTGATACCAGACTTGAATGATCTTATCGCCAATGGTGGATTGCGGATAGTAAGCGATAATTGAGTCCAGTACTGAGTCGTCGATCCTTTGTATAACTTTGAGCCTACGTCCAAACGGATTGTAGATCGCATGCGTTTCACGGAAACCTTCTTCCTCCGCGGCCCACCACCTGCGAAGTTCTGGGGTGATTGAGTGATAAAGCGCAAAGGCACGTGCGCTCTCGTGGTAAGGTAGCCCTGTGACCTGCGATAATCTAAACTTTTCCATTCGATAGTTGAGTCCATGCCGGCATCTCTTCGCAATATATCGCTTAGTGGGCCGTAAGTCGTGGTCCCAATCTTTTGTTGGAACTTGATCGTAAGGTATCTTGAACATTTGCGAGGCGAGTGCCCTGTGACAGTCATAGCTTCCATCCTTCTTTGCTTTAGCGAATTGCTCTTTCCAAACTGGTATATCTGCTCTAAACGAAACTACTTGTGCCTCTGCCTGGGCAAGGTCGAAATACAACAACACGCACCCTGGGTCAGCAACGTACATCCCTCTCGCTTGCATGGGCTGGTTTTGTATGTTTCCACCTTCTTTCTCGACAAGGAGCTGAGAACAAGACAAACGGCCAGGAGCCCTGCTAACTCCAAATTGTTTATTCTCGAACCTAAATCTATTGTCAGGGGACACACGCGACTCGGCATAGGTTCCACGGAATTTGTCCTTCTCTTTGAACACATCTAGGGAGACCAACATCTCTTTGGCCAACGGCGGTGTTTTAACATTGGCCATTATCACCTTGCGATTATCTTCGTCCGTAGAGACACCACGACCTTCCAGCTTCAATCGCGTGAAGAACAAGTCACGCATTTGATGATGCGAGTTAGGATTTGGGAAGTATTCTTTGTCACCTGTCATCTCTTGAACGATGTCATAGAACTTCTGCTCGGCGACTGCCACCTCTGCCGTTACTTGGTCCTTGATGATCTCCTTCATACTCATATCAGTATTAATGCCATGCACAGTAGCACGATACAGATGAGGATGTGCACGCATAATGTGATCGAAAAAGACATCTGCCATACCCTGTTTCATGATCTGATCGTGCAGCTTTTCATAACACGCGTATGTCAGTGCTGCATCTTTACAGTTGTACTTCCAGAACGTATCGATCTCTCCACCGTCACGCCACGACTCGGCATCTCCTTTGTAATACGGATGTGTTGTATACTGAGATACAAGGAACGCAAGGCTGTGCGGCAGTAGAGGATACAACGCATGGTGTGCCAGTAGAGTATCAAACCAAAAGTCAGTGCGTAGCAGTTGATGCATCCAGGAGAAGTAGGCGTCGAACTGTGCATTCTGGGCGATCATCTTGTGTGAGTCACACAGGTCTTGGATTGCATACAAGATGTTGACTTCTTCGCCTGTCGTAAAACGATTGCGCTTATGATCACGAAAGTTAATACACATAGCGCGATGAGGATTATTCGACAAGCCGATGCAAGCCATCTCATAATTGATTGCTTCTATATCATAGGACACTGGACGCTTTGTGTGTTTCAACTCTCTGATGAAAGCCATCGACTCCTTATACGATGGATTAATGATCTCCTCGATCAAGTGCGGCCTGAATGTTCCATCTAACAGATGTTTGGCTCGTTGCAGGTCTTTTATAAATATAGGTTCGAAACGTGGCTCGCGATCGCCCATTAGAAACGCAGCATTGAACGTGCATACTGCGTGACCCTTCCTCCCATTCGGCAACTCCAGCGGAAGCACTGACCCTCGCCACTTGGTTATCTTGTCCAATCCCAAAACAGCCTGAATGGCATAGTTCCCCAAACAGACGATAACCTTCGCGTTCGGAAGCTGCGACAGTTCCCATTGGGTCAAGTCGATCCATTTGTCCAACTCATCTTTTAAGACGATGTGCTTTTCGTTGCCCTTACTCGATAGGCTGATCTGACGCTTGACGACATTCGTAGCATAGACCGTTTCAGGACGCAGACCCCATCTGGCCGCACCCTCCCACATAAGTTTACCTGAGCCACCAACAAATGGTTTGCGTCTTCGACATTCAGTCTCTCCAGGACCCTCTCCAATAAACACGACTTCGGCACTGATCGGGCCATCTGACAGCACCTCTGTGTTGAGTCCCATATCATCCGCGTGGGACCTAAACTGTTCGTGTAGTAACTCAATGCTTATGGCTCGTTTCGCCATGACGGACCCCCCAACAAATGCCCAGTTAGTGCCTTTAGTTTCGACCACAACGCTGCCATATCGCCATCGTTCAATAACGTATAGCTTGGCTTATCATACCATCCCCGAGAGTCGCCATTGAATGTCTTACCAGGACGACGTACCCAAACAACGAATGGATTAGGTAGTGCATCTATCTCTTCAGGAAAGCCACCGTCGTCAATGATCACAAACTCAGGACGCATGTGAGGCTTCTTTAAAACTCTGTGCATGAGCCATTTAGCAAAGATGTCTGGTCCGTAGACCTTCTTGCAGTGATCTTCAGCAAGCATGATGAGTGACTGTCGCATACTGAACCCATTAAGTTCTGGTCTAGCCTTTTCCTTATCAGCCCATCCATATGGTTCAGCCAGTGCCGCAGCAAAGAAATGTTTGAGTGGGGCACTAAATGAGTCAGTGATTACTTTAGGAGCAACGACTTTTCCCCCCAACGCCCGGTTCAAGTCTCGACACAGTTCAACTGCTATCGTGGACTTGCCTGTGCTAGGCGGTCCGTTGAGTACTACGTATTTGATTGGATTAGTCATTTGAGTTTCCCCTGTGTGACTCACACAACTTCTAACAACTGCTCTACGCTAAGGACGATGTTCTGCGCCAACAAATACATAAGGTCAGGCTCTTGTTCCTCTGGCATGAATATGATCAATCTCTTATTGGCACCAACAAACCAACCAGCCTCCATATGGGCACTCCGGCCACATGGCAAGACCAACACACAGGTATCTGCCCATTGCATTCCACGGAAATCTGATAGATAGCCATACGACGCTACCTTACTAGTCGTTAACTGATCTACGTATTCTTCGCGTGTCCACTTCTCCCAATTTGGATCAATCTCCTTCCAATGAAAACCAGCGTAGCCTTCACGAGGACTTCTAAAGTTGAATACCTCATGTCCGCGTTGCTTCAGCGAGTCTACTACTTTGTAAAAGTACGAATTGCGCCAACTCGAAGCTACATAAATCCTGTTCATCGCACCAACTCCCTTATCCACATCAACACTGGAACACTAAACCCAGCGAGTAGTCCCATCGATACACCAACTACTACAGCCCTCATTAGTCCGATCGCCGTGGGGCTCCCATGGAAAGGCCCATAGCTCTCCTGTCTGATATAATGATAACCTTGTTCTTTGCCCTTGTAACGGCGGTATAGAAGTTCCTCTTGTTTAGGAGCCATGAATGTCCTCTTGCTATGCAGTAGATGACTGTATCAAACTCTGATCCTTGTGCCTTATGCGTCGTGATTGCATAGCCCAACTCGATCTGCTTCCTGGGATCGTACTGGATAACAGTTTTATGATATGAGCTATACGTTGTTAGTCGTGCAGGAACTATCACATCACCTGCACGATCAGATGTCTTTAGTGCCAACTCACCATCCTCGACATCGAGTCCTGCGATACGCCCTAGTTCACCATTGAACATATTCAACTTGTAGTCGTTTTTGATCCAAAGGAACTTGTCTCCTTTTCTAACGGCAAGCTTTGGCTCTTTTGGATCGTATCGTTCAAGAAGCAATAGAGGCCCCTTGCCATTGAAACGTAACTGCAATGAGGGATTGATGCGCATGGTTCCGTATTTACCACGCCTAGTTGGCATGATGATTTGATGGCTGTCATCTGCGAAGTCCTTTAGTCCTCGTGTCATGTTGAGCATGTAGGCCAGTGGGTTCTCGTCGTAGATGATCACAAACCTATCATTACGAAACGGTATCTTACTCTGTAGGATGCGCATTGCGTTAGACACAATGGCATCGTCGCTACGAAAGTTGTACATGAGTTCAACCGCTGGAAACCTTAACAACGTCTCAATGAACGGCGGTGTTCCCTCTTCTACAGGAGGCAACTGATTGTTGTCACCAAAGAACCTGATAGCTCCATCCTTACGTAGTGCATCCATTAACTGACCGTGTAGCGTGGGTCCTATCATGGACGACTCATCAACAATGACAACTCTCTCTTCTAATGGCATCATTCGATTACGCCTCGGTTCATTCATCAATTCCACTGGCGTATCGTGAGGATCATCAGGCATGGGAAACTCCAACAGCCTGTGAATGGTCTTAGCCGGAATGCCCGTTAACTCCTGTACGCGCTTAGCTGCACGCCCAGTAGGAGCAGCCAGAACTGTCTTGATACCTAGACCAACTAACTGTCGATACACATGACCAAGGACTAAGGTCTTACCAGTGCCTGCACCTCCGGTAATTCCTGCAATTGTATTCTTTAGATCACAACACACTTCCACAGCGTGTTGTTGTTCAAGACTAAGACGACGTTCCGGGACGGACACCTTTGCAACTGCCTTCATCGCTTTACTCCTGGCGGTAACTCTGGACTAACTAGTAACCTCGTGACGTGATCAACTGAGACACCCTTACTCTTCTTTGCTGGCTCGTTTATCTCCAACACCTGCTGTGCCGTCTGTATTACTGCTGCCCGCATAAAGCTATTGACAGAGATGCCCAATAGCTTTGCTGCCTTCGTCACGAGGTTCCTATCGACAGCCTGACAACGCCACACCAATTGGGCTGTGCCGTTTTTAGGAGGCTCCCGTAGGTTGACCGTTACTGTATATCTACTTTCAAACACGAGAGCCTCCGTCTGTTAGCGTCGATCCAGCATAGTCAACAGTGCTGTAAATAACTGGTAGTCGTAGTCACCTGCTGCACTAATAAGTTCGGCAAGACGTTGCATACCTGCTGCTTGTTGTTGCAACTCCTTAGCACGTACATGGAGCAGCTGTTGACATACACGCTTATCCATAACACGGTTAGCTACATCTGTTTGATTGCCTTGGATCCTTCCATAGCCTGCGGCGTCAGACTCCATGGGTGCTCCTGCTCCTCCTCCTGCAAACACACCGTGACGCTGTCTCTCAGCACCTTCACGCTGCTCTTTCAACTTCTCTTCAAGTTCCATATCGCGTTGTCTTCTCAGTTCCTTGTCGAAAGTCATGTTACTTCTCCCTTGTGAGTGAATGGGTCCTGTGTGAGTCACACAGGACCCGACTTCACCAGTAGTCGCTTCTATCGACCACGACCCTTCGGCTTCCCAGCAGGCTTTCTGCCACGCGCTGGCGCAGCATCGCCCTCATCTTCCTCCTGGTCTTCCTCTTGATCCTGTGGCTTTCTCTTGCTTGTGCCACGTGCAGGAGCCTCTGCCGCTTCGAGCGACTGGATTTCCGCACGCAACTCTCCTTCCCACGGCTTGTGACGAACACGAACACGCACTGAGCATCCCATCCACTCACTGGTGTCGATGACAGTCACATTGGAACTCAGACCAAACGCCTCGTACAACTTACGCATGTTGAATAGAGCGCGACGGTCTCCCTTCTTCGGAACAACTTGACGGTTCCAATAGAGAATGACGCCATCTGGGAAATCATCTCGTGTATCGGCCGGCACTTCATCCGGCGCAATAACGATCTTGATGGCGTAGTACTGGTTTCCCTTCCCAGACGTTTGCTTCTGGACATCCTGCACCTCACCGAGGTAGACGCCAGGGCGAAGCTCTTTCGGCTTCTCAACGTCGGCAAGGCTGTCTTCAAGTTCGATGATGTCCACATCTTCCTGGGCTTCATCGTCTTGTGTTTGTGCTTTAGCCATACCAACTCTCTCCTGTACAGTGGGTGGGATCGGCCACCTACACTTATATATTAACTCCCCCGATCAGGAGTCCATTTTGATCCCGTCCCAACGCTCACCGCCTTCTCTGGTCGGAACCGTTGTGATTGTAGGACCAACTTTATCTTTTGCCTTAGGCGCCATGCAATCTATGTGACTCACACAGTTGCCATCGACACGAAACCCATGTTCAGGTTTGACCGCTTTGCCACACACTGAGCAGGCTTCGTAGATCACTTCGGCACCTCCAACTTTTGATATCCGTTTTGTTCCCATTCGTGGTACCACCTTGCGATTGTCATCTGACCTTTATCTGGTTTGTTTGCATCATACTTCAAGACGAACTCCTTCTCTCCTGAACTGGTAAACATCCTAGTTTTCATCGGCCTGCGATATCGCACTGGTCTAATCGCCAGCCTCCGCTTAGCCTCTACATTGGTGTCCTGAGACAAATGCCAAATCTCTGACCACCTAAACGACATATTGTTTACGAGCTTGCCGCCTAGCATAACGGTTACATAGTCGATAATGTCGTTGCCTCTATCATCCTTCTTCGTCGTCGCATCATCTTCATGCGCCGTTGCAATGAAGTGAACACTGTGCTTTGCAGTAACTCGCAGTAGTCCTGTGAGCACCTCCAACACAATACCGTTCCTGCCACCGTAGGCTGACACTCCCGGCATCTCCATGGACGGCCTAAATTCCTTACCTGCGCCGATGCCATCCCTTACTGCCTTCTGTAATGCCCTAAACGCCAGTGCAGTCACCGAGTCACACACAACTGTTTGAATGTCTTCGTTCTCTGCCAGTGCCTTGTCAAGGCCAAATGGATCATCACTCTGTGCGTGCTTGAACAACTCTGGCAATGCTTGGTCATAGAGCTTGAGCACATGAACGTCTCGTCTATGGGCAACGCTCATGTGTTCATTGTCACCGAGAGATAACCACAACTTGTTCCCCGGTGCTGTGGCTGCAAAGGTCGTTTTGCCAACAGTCGCTGGACCCCAAAGGAATATCGCCATCCTGGAACCAGCTTCCTCGGCCGGCTGCGCAGTGTACGGACCGACCTTGATAGCCCTTCTTGCAACACCCACAGCACACTCCATTTCTTATACAACACAACTTACCGCACTGCTTAAAATCTGTGTGACTCACACAAAGCCTTCCTTCACAGCCCACCACTCCTGCACTGTGATCTGCTTCGGTTCCATTTTCTCTATGATGCTTCTCGGTATCCATTTTTGATCCTTATCAATCCTGACTAGAACTGCCAGATCAGTTGACTCGTCACGCACAATCTCATCGATGTCGATGTCAATGAAGTTGGCAACCTTCTCATTTCGTCGTGCCATCTTAGTTCTCCCTCTTCATGTCTTCGCGCTTCAAAGCCTTCAAGTCTTCGATGGCATCCTCGATAATGCCTATGACGTTCTTATTCCCTCCCAATGTTGCAGTGGCCAACTTCTTGATCACTGCATCGATCATGGCCTGCGTCCGCATAGACATCACTTGTCCTCCACTACTTTGCCATCAATTACGCGAACAATTTTGTACTCTTCGTCTGTGGTTAGCCAATGTCCGTACAATAACATCGCAACATTGGCTAACATCTCACTTTTATACGGGCCGTCCTCGTCGCCAGTCTCATCAGAAAAGTACCACTGGCCTGCCCGCTCATATGGGTTCTTGTGCATGTTCAACCCTCCATTACTGCGCGTTCACTGGGACTCTTATCTGCTGGTATCATCTCTTTGAATTGGATTTGCCTGCCCTCCTTACTGTCGCAACAGAATGGTATGAGTGCGCACGGTCGAAAGTATCTGTTACACGAATGTGTGTACCTTGGCGCTCGTTCAAAATCACCAACGTACTGCTCGTACATATCAACCGTGTGCCGAAACCAAGCGGCCCAAGTCTCGAACGTTTCCTCATCTCTGACCAATGGCTCCACAACATAGACATCTTCCCCCCTATGTGTTGGCTTGATCTTCACGCCTGTGACCCTGGACCTGACGATCGGGAAACCAAAGATGATAGATGCCGCATAGCAGTATCCACTGATCTGATGTGAAAGCTCCCACTTAGCACGCCATCCCGCATCAAGCCTTGCCGCTGTTTTATTCTCGTCCATAACAGGAGCATGGCCAAATTTAACGTGATGCACAAGTCCATCAACTGTGCCGATATATCTGATCTCCTTTCCATCTTCAAACGTAACGACCACATCAAATACCTGCTCAATACCCACAAAGCTGCGTGGGTCTTTATCATCCTCCACGTAGATGGGCCAATTCTCCATCTTCGGTAGACACTCATC